AAGACGGGTTTCTCCCTTATAATCTGTTTCGAAAAGATTATCTCCAGACAATTTAGAAGCCAGGGAATCACGATCACTTTTCAGGTCATCCAAAGCACTTTGATACTCATCTTCCATCTCCTCAAGAGCATCAATGGCACTCTGCAACTCTTCCTTCTGTGCCTCTTCCTGCTTTTTTAGCTGTTTCTCATTCCAATCTTCTTTGAGCTCGGCTATCTCGTCCAAGATATCCTGTCGTTCATCAACTTCTGCCTCTTCCAGCCGTTCATACTTTTCTGCCAGACTTTTTTCATAGTCCGCGAGCTCCTTTTCATCTGCCCGCTTCTGTGCTGCGGCCTCAATCTCCGCAATCTTGTCATAAAGTTTAGAAGTTTCTTTTAAGACAACATCAGCAAGTTTTCCAGCCGCTGCTTGTGCGTTTTTTGCCTTGTCATTTAATCCAAGTACCAAACCGGCAACAGATTGCTCACCAATCCAACGAAATGCCTTAGAGGGAGAGTGGATATCCAACGCGCTTTTAGCTGCGGCAAGTGCGCTCTTTGCCATATTGGATGCAGCACTGATCGCCTGGCTTGCCCCTGCATTGATACCCGCAGCAACACCGGAAGCAATGGCCAGTCCAACACTTTTCGCAGCCCCAGAGGCACCAGTTGCGGAAGAAAGCACCGAAGTAGTCACAAGATTATTCAGCGCAGAAACAACATCAGGCGTCCCAGATGATATCCCAGAAGATATTTTATCAACGATCCCGGTACTAATCAGAGTAGCAGAAGCTGTTGCACCTAACGCTGATTGAACGCCAGTGTCAATTAGCCCAGAGAATGCTGTGGTGAGCATGCCGCCAGATGCAGTGAGGCCATTTGCCGCAGAGTTTACAGCTGTTTCACCAACTGTTCCTGCCCCAGATGCAGCGGAATCACCAGCGGAGATTGTGTCTCCCACCACCCCTTTCATGGTAGATGGCATAGAAGATGCTGATATCTTGAGAGAGCCATCCGCATTCGTGCCAATCGTATACCCTACTTGTTGCCCACCAGATGCCGCTGCGCCTTGAGCGCCAGAAGTAGCATTGTCGACCGCGGTTTTAGTCGATTGCTCCATTTCGGCTTCCGTTGATGGCATGCGGCTTGAGTATCCGTCACCGAATTCTGCTGCTGTTTCGCCTCCATTTTGGGTTGCTGTCTGCTTCCCCGCTTCGCCCGCTTGATCTGCGACTTGCTTAGTTGCGTCCGAGACCGCTTGTCCATTTGATATAATTCCAGACGCCATTAAAAAATCATATATTTGCCCAGAATTTAAAAATGGTGTTCCATTTGTCGCCGCATATTGCGCTGCTTGATCTACTATTTTTTGAATGCTTTCTGGTAAAACATAGGAATACTCATTTGCCCCATTGGCGATTTCTGTCGGTATGTATCCACCAGCCTCACGAAAAACACCAACTTGCTCTTGCATAGCGGCTTGGGCTTGCTCAATTAGGCCAACCATGTTAGCCTGCACAGATGGAGACATTTCGGTCCAAGAAGCGGCAGCGTCCGCAATTAACTGTTGATATAGTACAATTGCATTCCCAACAGCCGTTTCAACTTCTGCAATATTGCTTCCGTTGAACTCTACAAATCCATCGGAAAGGCGCTGGATAGCTGAATTGAGTTCATCCATGTTCTGTGCGGCTCCAACAGCTTCAAAATCGTTTATTGTCTGTTGGTAGTCCAGGGCAGAATTTTTGGCGTCCTCATAAGCCCTTTCAGTCTGTCTGACTTTATCCTCTGCCGCTGATATCTCCGCCAGTGACCGTTCATCTCCCCTGCTGTTTGCTTGTACCTCAGCAAGATTCCGTCTGGCCTCTGCGAGGTTATCCACAGCCTGGGTCAAGTTTTTATTGGCCTCTATTTGCCCGGTTAAAGCATTGCTATACTCCTCCTGCATAGCATCCAAGGTCATTTCTTTTTTCTTGGCAAAAATCAGTTGGTCAATGGAATCCGCTACTTCTATGTAGACGCCAGCCTCATCTTTTGCTAAAGAAATTGCGTTGGGAATGACGCTGTTAATTTGTTCCGCAAGGAATTGGGCTCTCTGTTCATACCCATCTTTTACTTTCCCATTGGCATCAATCAAACCTTGGAGCTCAGAAATATAATCTTCAGTTGCTCCAATTTCTGCATTTACACTGGAAAGGTTAGATTCTCTTGTTTGGGCAAGCTCTTCCTGCTGTTGCTTCTGTGCTTCCAGATCATCATTTAACTCTTTGATGCTGTCAGACAGTTGCGCTTGGCTATCCGATGCGTCATCAGTTACTGCGTTGTAAATAACGAATGCGCCGGCAATAGCCGTGACCGCAGCGAGAGCAGCCCCCCAGGGAGTTAATGCCATTACCGCATTGTAGGCCGTTTGAATGGCCGTTCCCGCCTTGGTGACCATACTAAGTGCCTTTACTGCTTCGGCGCCTGCTTTAACCCCTGTAACAAATTTGGAAATATCGCTGATAAGTAGCGCGGCCTTAAATACTCCAATTGCAGCTCCGGCAGAGGCAAGAATCGCAACAAAAGTTTTCACCGCATTAACAGCCTGGGTAAAATCAAAGTTTTGGATGAACTCCAATGCCGCATCCGCGATATCAGACAACGCCGGTTTGATTTGCTCATAGATCGAGATGGCAAGATTTTGGGCCTCAGTCTTGACCATCTGCGTTTTGTGCTCCAGCGTATCAGCCATTGTGCTATACGCTTTCTCTGTGGTCCCCGCGCTGTTCTGTAACTTCTCCAGGTTGTCGTTGAAGGTGTCAAGTCCCTGGGACACAATAGCGTTTGCAGCTTTGCCAGCTTCGGCGCTCCCCCAAAGATTCATAAGGGCTTCGGCGCTGCCATCAACATGATCAGAAAGAACCTCAATCACATCGCCAAGGCTCTTTCCTTCCTTCATTAAGGTGCCAAAACTCTTTCCGGTTTCTTTCTTGAGGATCTTCCCAACTTCGCTGCCGGTGTCGCCAAGCTCATTCAGCATGGAAGAAATATAGGTTGTGGATTCTTCTGTGCTGATACCTGCCTTTGTTAGGCTGACATAGGCAGATTCAAGGTTGCCCAGATTGACATTATAGGCGGAAGCTGTACTAATCGCTTTGCCCATTGCGCTGGCAAGCTGGTCAATCGTAGTAACACCAAGGTTTTGCGTCTGAATCAGGCTGTCCGAAATTGATTCAGCATCGGAAGCACTCATCCCATACGCATTGATGGTGGTTGTGAGGACAGAAAGCGCAGATTCTGCATCTGTGAATCCTGCTGTGGCAAGTCGGGTTGCATCCCCAACGAGCGAAACCGCGTTTGCAGTATCTCCAGTTGCGGAAATGGCGTTGTAAACCGCCCCAGACAATTCACTTGCGGATACCCCCATCTCCGAAGACAAGTTCTGGATAGAGCTTTTCATGTCTTCGACGGACATCTGTGAAGTGTCCATGATGGTTTCAACCTGGGCAAAAGAAGATTCAAACTCTGCCCCGATCTTGCTTATCGCGACAAGTGCTCCAGCGGACGCAGTTGCGACAGCGGCAAAACCTTTTATAATTCCGTTTAGTGCCTTCGACGCAACAGAATCAAGGTTTTGCAGTTCTTTGACTGTGAGCTGTGTGTTCTTCCGCTGCCTCTCAAGTGGGTCATCAGACTTCTTGGACCTTTCTTTCGCTTTTTTGAGCGCCTTTTCTAAATCCGCAAGAAATTCGTCATAATCGCCCTTAATTTCAATGATTACAGAACCATCTGCCGCCAATCACTTCACCCCCTCGCCCTAAGTTTTTTCTGTGCTCCTTTTCGCTTCCTCAAATCGTTTCCGCACCTTTTCGATCAATGCCGCGTCTCTCTCTTCGACAGTCTGTACTTCTCTCCTTCGATCATCTTTAATCGCATAGAGAGCCCGCATTTTTTTATAGTGTTTCTTTTCCTCTTTACTCATTTTGGAAATGTCGGCTGTGCGATATCGTATGCGCTGCATGAAAAGTGTCTCAGAAGGAAGATTGAATAAAAGACGACGAAAAGCCCACCAGTGCAAATCATCCTTAGATAGGTCTATCCCATACGCCGATAGAAAGGAGGCAAGGATTGCCTCTGAATCAATTTCAAAGTCATATACCCTGCCTCCTTTCTTTTTTGCTTGTTCTTGTGTTGCCTCTTTGCTTTCTTCCCCACGAAAGAACCACAACATTGCGTCGAACGCTGCGGATATATTGGAAGGAATCCCGCTCGGGTAAAACAAATTCAAAAGACCTACAACATCTGGATTTTCTTCTTTCAGAATCTCAAGTTCGATAGAAATCCCAACGCGAAAACTTGGATTAATCGGGAAGAATTGCCCATCTACATCTACGCTGGTGGGGAATCCGTTAAATGGATTCTCTCTCACGATCTTTTACTCTCTGTTCAGCTTCGGCACGCAGCTTTGCCCGTTTTTCCGCTCTCAACTGGGAATCATCCATGATAGAGGGAGAAGAAGGCGGATTGAAATCTACTTTCATAGAGCTTACAGTTGCGGATACTTCTTCGCAAAACTTGGCATAAGCATTGATAATGTCTCTCGCGTTTACATTGTCGCCGAAACACTTCTTGCTCGTCCCTTCGCCACAAAGCACATCAAAGAAATCCATAAATGCATTGCACATCATTCTGATTGCCTTAATGCCATTTTTGGCGGGATCTTCTTGAATCATTTCTTTCACACGTTTTCCAACTTCAGCGATCTCTGTCACACCATTGGTATATAATTCCAAGTTGACGAGATCGAAAGTATCATACTGAATCTCAACGCCGTTAATATTGTAGGTCTCCATAATTTATCCTCCTGTCAGTTAAACACCGGAATCGTCAGAATATGTGTAGGCAGCGGGAGCAGAGGTCGCCATAATATCAATGTCAATTTCCGAAGATGCACCGGCATCCCCGGACCCATCAGAGTTCACAATGATAGATGCTGTCCCCTTTTCTCCCTCTCCTGTCAACAGAGAGAAATACACATAAGGTTTAACGACTTTCTGGCCAGTACCGAACTTGATTGCGTGAGACAACACAAAGTCTTGGAATTCATCTCCAAAGATACGGTCACCAGTAACATTGAATGTACGTTGAGTAGATGTTTTGGTAGATACCGCCCCCTGTCGGATATACGCTTTTTCATCCGTTTCGGGGTTCAACTGACTATCCACCGATGCAATACCGGACTGAACTACGATATAATTAGCTACTTTTCCGGCTGATTCTTCCGCGATATCTACGGCAAGAACAAAATCGTCATTTGTTGCAACCCCCGCAAACTCAGCGGAAGGGGTGTAATCAGCCATCAGAGCGGAAAGTTTCATAATATTTCCTCCTAATAAATAAATTTCGGCTCGTCGGCTCACGAAAAAATTTTATTCAGATGTGTAATCCATCGTCATAATAATTTGGTGATCTTCTGTTCCATCCTCATATCGGTTAAATAAAACGGAATCAGGATCACTTTCGCTTCGAGAAAATTTGACAACCTTTTTCCCGTCCTCTAATTGAGGCATTGTTCCATTGTTGATAATCCAGTCTGCAAAGCTTTCTAAGGTTTCATCAGCAGTAAGACGCTTGTTATTGCTATTCCCAGGAATAACACGGTAAATGATCTTGAATGTATATCTTGCTTGATATGCACCACGAACATATTTCCTAACCATAAATGTGCCCTGGGGCGTGGACAATGACATACCTTCGGCATCATCAGGAACATAAGTGAAGTTGATCACCCCAACGGGCTTGTCTGGCCAAGTATTGAGCCAAGAAAGCAATGATCTTGAAATAGATTCTTGCTCTTTATTCGATATTTTTTGTCCCATAGATACCTCACTTAAAGGACTTTTTATATGCCTCTTCCCACCTGGGCATGAACTCTGCCTTTGCCGGTTCAATCCAATGTGGTTGAGCAGAGGACCTTGTAAATACCAAAGATTTTCCTGATGGAACCTTCCGAACTCCGGTGCGGGATCTCCACGTCCCATCGGGAAGGCGGAATCCCGCAGCTCCTGTTTGAGGGTCTACGTAAACAATTCCTTCCCAGAGATAATGGGCATAAGGACCAGGATAGATAATTTCATCATCTAAAATCCTTGTGCGGGCAGCTAAAGTGCCATTCAACCAAGGTAGGAATTTGCTCTCTGTATCTTTCGCTACATTTTTTGTAAGTTCTTTGTTTGCTCTATCAAGTTTCGCTTTGATCTTGTCGATATCAATATCAACATGGATAACGACACTTGCCATTAAGCGCCACCAACTTCCCAATGCTGCATCGAAGGAGAGCCAAAATCTTTTGTATCCACTTTGGTGATCCTGTGAACATTATCGTAAATCCGATTCATCCACTGAAAGTCCTTCCCTTGCTCAACGATTTCTCCCTTAACAAAGAAAGTAGTTGAGCTTTGCATAGAATCCGTGTCAAGGGTCCACAAATTGCTTTTATCTTCGGCAGCTTCATATTGCTTTGGGGTTGCAAATCTTTTAGGAAAACCTGTAATCCCATCAATAGCGTTTACATTGAATGGAATAAATAGGTTGACGACGTCTGCACCTTCCAGCCCACTTTCTCTCACATTGGCGGCATGAGCAGCATCAAAGAACACCCCCCGCAAAATGGTAATGTTATAAACAGATTCGAAAGTGACTTCATCTTCTGTTATTGTGTAAACAGTTATAGAATGTGGGGCGTACACGGAAAGCACCTCCCGCCGCGATAAAGCAATCCAGTTCTTCCAAGATATCTGGATACGATGAAAGACATCTCCTCTGTGGAGTTCTTCGCTAATTCTGCCGAACTTCGGTAACTCACAGAGTAACTGCCAACCGTCTCACTGGACTTCTCTCCCGTTTCGCTCAAAGCTGATTCTTGCGCTTTCTCAATAACCTTGTACTGTTCAGCAAGGGCACAGCAAGCATCTTGGAGGGCCGGAAGAGCGGCATTTTCTGCCGCTCTTCCGACTGTGATATAGTCCAGATATTCACTTGCCCGCTTTGCAAGCATTGAAAATTCAGTTTCTGGAATCAACTTTCCAAGGTAGGTTTCTTTATAGTATGTATAATCCGCATATACCATAGGAAACCTCCTTTATTTTCCTTTCTTATAAGTTGCTTTAGGTTGGGAATCAAACGTAGCATCCTTGAAATTGAATGTCACAACGCTGTTCTCATCCACTAAAACCTCAAAAGTGTCATCTTTCGTAACGCGGAAAATAATATCGGCATCAAAAGGAATGTCTTGTTTGGTCGGAGGCCCGTTCTTTTTGAATGTCATATTAGTTCCGGTT